TTATTTTACTGTCCAGGCTTCAGAAAACTCCCGCTCAGAAAATAGTTCAGCCAGACCGCTGATTTGCTTAAGCCGTAATACTTCATCCGGCGACATTCCCAGTTCCTCTCCGATTCTTTCATCGCTCCAGCCCAGTCGTGATAACTCCCGGACAATATCTGACATCGCGGTAACCTGATGCTGTCCGCGGGCCCGGTTATGGCGGATAGTAACGGCCATCTGTTCAGCAACTCCGTGATTTTCCGTATCGAGCAGCGTTACCGGCAGGTATCCGTTAAGTCGTTTTTTCAGTGCATTTTTCCGGCTTAATAAATAACGATGATAGCCATCAACCACCTGCAAGTCTGAGCGGTCGTGCGGAGATGGCAGCACAACAACCGGCTGGGTATAACCGTCTTTGGTCAGAGACGTTTCCAGCAATTTTTTCTCCGAGGGTGACATCACGTTCGGATTATAATCATTTGCGGTCACCTGTGCCCGCTTTACCCACAGCACACAATCGACCGGTTCATCTTTAAACGGACTGCGCTGATGTAAAAAAAGTTTTATCCGGTTGAGTGCCTCAATTGTTTGTTCTTCATTATCCAGTCCGTTCAGATAGTTTTCCAGTAAAGAGAGTACTGTTTTCATATTTATGTTATCCGTCTGCTATATCAGTTGCCAGTCTTTGCGTTTTGCCTGTATGCGCCTGCAATACTTGTCGTAGCAATGAGATTTGGTCGGGCTGAATGCCAGTGAGCGGCACCAGAAATCATTACGTAAAAGGGTTTTGCAGATCCGTCGCCAGGACGGAATATCTTTACTGCCTGTATCACCGGATTGTTCATCCGGGATCCCGTCCGGATAATCCCGCTCTGCATACCAGTGCAGATAGACCGCAATTTTGTTCCGGTAGTGTTCTGCGGTTTTTTCCGGCAGGCTGGCCAGTAAAAAACGGGCGTAGGATTTCCAGGTATGACCGGCAGGCTTGCTGATTTGGCGGGAACCGAAAAAACCGGCTTTATTTCCGGGTCGTGTGTACAACATACCGGCATCCGCACCACTGACCCGCGCACAGGCAAGGCTCCATGTTTCCGGCTCCAGGACATGATACAGCCACAACCCTCTGCGCTGTTCCGGGCCGAAGGGTTCACAGATCCGCATTTTACTGAGACTGACACCGGCCTGATGCATCAGATCATAAATCGTATTGTAAGGAAGTCTGCTGCGGGAAATATAAGTCCAGATATCTTTCACATGCCAGTCATAAATCGGGTAACCCATATAATAGAATCCTTCCGGTGATGCGGTTGTCCACGGGATATCATCGGCATAACGCAGTTTCCGGTTATTACTGATGGCGAGAAACCGGTTTAATGATTCATCGGCGCGGATCCCCAGCAGTATGACAGAGCTGTGATGATCTCCGGTGATCCACTGATTAAATGAGGGAGTAAAATCTTCAAAAATAATCCCCGGATGATAGAAGGGAAAGAAATCAGGGTCAGTAATGGCATCTTCCGGTGGTTGCCGGACCCATTTTTTACCGGGTTCCCAGGCCGTCCAGGCCGGTTCATACTGGGAAATACCACTTTCGGTGGTGACAGGCAGCGCTATCCAGTAAAACCGCTGAGTACAGTCGGCATAGAGTGATTTCATGGCAGCAACATGGCTGATAGTAGCGGAATACTGTACTTCCCAGTCGAGAAACATGACATTGAATTTCCGGTGCCGTCTTCTGGCCTCTGCTGCAACCAGATGAAAAAGAACGGTGGAGTCTTTGCCGCCGGAAAAGGAAAGGGTGATTTGTTCAAAAGTATCAAACAGCCATTCAATCCGCTTTTGTGCTGCATCCAGCACGTTTTCTCCGAGCGGAATTTTACGTTTGCAGGACATCTCGATTACCGGAATATAGTTAGTTAATAATATTAATATCTAATCATATTTTGATGATAACAGTAAATTATGGTGTCAGGCTATTATTTAACCGGAATTTCGGTTGGCAGGTAAGAGGGTGCCTGAAGATTACGCCGGATCTCAGCCAAAGGCGTGGTCTGCGCGGGCATTGTCCTTTATACTGCGCGCTGTAATGACTCAGCAACAGATGATTAAGCAGGTGGTAACGGCGATGAACGGAACAATCACAACATGGTTTGAAGATAAAGGTTTTGGGTTTATCAAAGATGAGAACGGGGATAACCGTTATTTTCATGTGGTTAAGGTCGCCAATCCTGACCTGATTAAGAAAAATGCCGCCGTGACATTTGAGCCCGGCACCAATAATAAAGGGTTGTCAGCCTATGCGGTAAAAGTAGTGCCGGAAAGCAAATATGTTTTTATCGCCGGTGAGCGTATTAAGCTGACGGCCATTAAGTCCTTCGTGGTTTACAGTGAGGAAGAAGCGGCAGATACCGGGATTGATAAAGAGAACGCGGTACTGTCTGTCGGCGTACTGATGAACAACATCAAACCAAAATCCGCCGGCCCGGCCGAAATGCGCACACTCAGAAAACTGGCGATCACCACACAGCACGGCACCACCCTGATTTTCTCAGAAGATGAGATAGATATCGATGAAACGGTGAAAATGCTTAAGGTGTGATGATTTTCGAATTACAGGCACAAAAAAAACCAACCATAAGAGGTTGGTTTTTTTATAAAAACACTGGTCGGCATGACAGGATTTGAACCTGCGACCCCCGACACCCCATGACACCGACTCGCTATTGTGTAACTGCATGATATTTATTAAATAATATCATTTTAACTGTGTTTGCAAACAGTGCTTTATTCTCAATATCTGCGCTATACGAATCATAGGCTTACAGTTCGTTTTACCACCCGTATTTATGCGATTTCACAGTGCGGTACCTCGACCCAATCAACATGGTTTTCTGTATAAATTTTTGTTGATTCAGCGTCACTATGTGCCATCCTGGCTTGTGGATCAAATCCGCGTTGTTTAAACATAAATGCGGCCAGCGCTCTGATCTCATGAAAAGTTGGCCTCTCATCTGGTTCAAGGTGTGCGCCAACCCCAACTTTATCTCTGACTTTTGAGAATCCCCGGCTGACATAATCCGGTGCCACCTGTGTGGGGTGGCTTACATACTGGCTTATTTTGTTTGGTAACCGCTCAGGAACGCGGTGAACAATGTACGGACTGGCAACGTTATCGCGGCTGTTATCAATAATTTCCTTTATAACTTTACCGATCGGTATTGCCACATGGGCGGCTTCCTTGTGTTGTACTTTCTGCCGGTGAATGTACAGCATCCCGTAGATCCCGTTTCTTTCCTCCGGGAACCAGACGCATCCGCAGGTGTTTTCCTTCGGTGCTTTAATGTTATATTTTATGCGCGACACTTCAAGCCGTGCCTGTGTTGTCTGCAGGGCCAGATCCATAGCAGTACGGAGCCATGGTTCAGCAGCCGCTCTGATTTTCAGGAAATCATCATACGACAATCGCCGCCGGCGTTTACTGTCGACACGCTTCATTTTTTTGCGTTCTGCCGGGTTATCCAGCATCAGCGATTCATCCATTGCGTAACTGAAAATCTTCTTCAAAAATCCGACTTTCCGGTTCTGAACGTTTGCTGATGCATCAGCATGGTATTCAGCAATAAATCCGTTTACATGCTCCAGGGTAATTTCGGCTGATGGTATATCTTTGAAAAATTCTTTTACGCGTTCAGCGTCTTTTATCCAGTCAGACAGGGTGCTTTTTGATGGTTGTTCGTCACGAATAATACGCTCAAACAGACGATCAAAATGCTCAGTGAGTGGCAGTGATTCACCGTTAATACCGCCAGAGTCAGTGATCAATGATTTAACACTGACAGCACGCTCCGGACGCATAATATTGTTGTATTCACGGGCAATGGCTATAGCTTTTGCTTTGTCAGTACCAACACTTTTACGGACACCGTTTACAAGTATGAAGCGGTAACATTTTGCTGACTTATCATAGTAAAGGAAATCCGGCAGATGCCGGAATTCCCGTTTGCGAGGTCGTGCCATATTATGAAGCCTTAATCAGATCGCTTACGCATGAGGAAACCTCAGACTCAACCCCCCATCGTTCAGATGAATGAACAAGAATAGTTCCGTCAACAATTCGGCCTTTCAGCGATCCGATTTCTATCCAGCGCCGGACGGTTCTGTTATCGGGTATTGATCCTGTCTCAAATTCTCTTTTTGCCCATGCGCTGGCTTTCATAAGTTTTCCGATAGCCATAATCTTCTCTCCACACATCGCCGTATACGATTAGAGGTTTTTAAATAAATGCTGGTGGATTGCGACCACGTAATTCACCTGGTGCAATGCATCATCCAGTGCATTGTGTGCTTCACCAACAAACGGGAAATCTTTTTTCGGGTCGATGCCGGCATTGCGGCCAAGTTCGACAATGGTGCGCACATCTCGGTCATTCCAGTGCCTCCAGAATGGATTTATCTCACAGTTTTCGTATGCAGTACGCAGGATCACATTATCGAAATTACTTCCGTTACCCCATACCTGCACCCGTTCTTCACAGAACTCAGAAACGAATGAACTGAGGCCGAGCAGTGCGTCAGGCAGTTCAATGGCCTTTTCGCTATTAATGATTTCACCACGGGCATTATCGCTTTTACCCAGCCACCACAGCACGGTGTCTGCGTCGATACTACCGCCGTATTTTTCGCTGCTGCGCAGGTCGATAATTTCATAAAAAAGTGCATCATCAGTTACACCGGAAACCATATCGAACGGAACTGCAGCAATAGCCACAATGGCGGAATCTGGTTTGTTACCCATAGTTTCAAGGTCAATCATCAGGTGTTTGAATTTATTCACTATCCTTATCCCCTTGTAATTTATTTAATTCATAGTCATATGAGTGAAGAACCATAATGCACTGGCGTAATGCTTCTTTAGCGTTGTTCTCGACAGTGTTCGTCAGACTCATCATTTTAGACCCGTGCCTTTCTTCCATCACTTGCAGCGTGTAAGTCAGGCGGGCGGCTATATCCGGAACAGATTCACTCATAGCGGATCCTTATAGAATACCATCCAGTGCGTTTTATCGTTCTTACCGACACGCTGCACAATGGTAGGTTTATACTCAGTCAGCTCAAGAATCTGACTCGCCCAGATCTGCGTTTCATTCCACTTAAAAATTAAACTACCGTGTGGCCGCAACACCCTGAATGCTTCTCTGAAACCGGCAGCAAGGTCAGAACGCCATGAGTGCTTATCCAGTGAGCCGTATTTTTTAAACATCCAGCTATTTTTTCCGACCCGGACGAGGTGGGGCGGATCAAACAGCACCTGGTAAAATGTTTCATCCGGGAACGGCAGGTTTTAAAAGTCAGCAATGATATCCGGTGTAATTTGCAGCAGACGGCCATCACAAAGAGTATGTTCTTCATTTCTGATATCACTGAACAACACGCGCGGATCTTGCTTGTCGTGCATAAACATCCGGCTGCCGCAGCACATATCGAGTATTGGTTTCATTTCGTTTAATCCACTATTTAACACAGGCCCAGTTGATCTTCGATTTTCCGTAATGTATCCGGATCGGTATCAATTGGTTTAGCCATCCAGTCGACCGAAACGAGTCGTCCATTAACCAAAACGCCGATATTGAAATCATCTGATTCCCGCTGTTTCCATCCATTTTTAATGGCATCATTTCGATTATCAAAGCGCTCATAGTCGGTGTAATATTCGATGCCGCTACCCTGGGCATTGCAGTACGCCTGAGCGCAGATATAAATGTATTCAGTTTTCATCTTTATGCCCCGAGTGTGAGAGCTTCAAACCGCGCCATAAACTGGTGATATGCCTGCGGCGGTGTCAGTGGCTGGATGATGATGTCATCATGTGGCGGAGCTGAATCCAGTATCGGCCAGTGGTTGACGGGGTCTATTTCAAAGTCCCGCTTTTCGGTCGCCAGCATGACCAGATCGGCATAGTGAACATCAACTGTCATTGCCGGTGGCAGGCCGAACTTTTCACGGATAACCGCTTCAATACGTTTTTCCACGACCTTGTAGTCCGGCAGCATGGCTTTCAGCGGTGAGGGGATATCTTTGATATACGCCTCAGCAGCATCGTGCAGCAGGGCTTCCAGTGCATATTCCGGCGGTACAATCTGGCTGACATATACAGAGTGTTGAGCCACGGAATAGAAACTTTCCAGTTGCCCGGCAAACCGGCATTCATTCGACAGGCCGCGAGCGATATCTTCGATACAAATCTGAGCCGGAGTGATATTGGTGAAATCAATATGATTTCCGGTACTGGTTGCTATATATGACATTTATCTCTCCACACAATATAGATAATAAAAAGCCGTTACTTTTTATAAGTAATTAATTCCCTGGTGCTGAAATATAAAAATGCCGCCGGTTAAAGCGGCATAAAATATAATTATGCTTTGAATTTACCGATATAGGTCTGGATTTCAGTTTCTTCGAATTTATCAGCCAGCAGATTACGGAATTCCTGTGCGATTTGTTCTTCAAGTTTTTCCAGCTGAACAATACGCAGTACCAGAACAGGTACATCACCACCGGTCAGAACGCTGTAACGCAGTTTGATAGCACGTTCAGACAGTTCATCGTATGGTGTGCAAGTAAACTGGAATACTGCAGGCATGACGTCACGGCTTTTCGCTTCCACACTTTCCATCACAGAGCGCTTAGCGCCGAAATCACTGTCTTCATGATCTGCGGAACGGCTTGCTTCAATGGTGATTTTGCGTACGGCATTGATTGCCTGCTTAATATCGATAACATTACCTTCTGCATCAAACGCCATCAGGTTATCGCGCCAGTCTTCCAGCCATTCTGCCAGTTCTTTCTGACCGGACTTGCGACCGTTCACGTTAAGCAGAGAAGCGAACGGTGCGGTCTTTTTCAGTGATACCATGGCTGTGTTATCAGCATGCCCCGGTTCACCGATGGAACCGATATTGAAGATGGTTTTAGCAGCCATCTCATCAGCATCAATAAAACAGCTGACACCTTCTTCAATACCATGTTGCAGAGAATATTTCACAAAATCAGCGATACTGGTTGTGTCCATCGCACCACGGAAGCGGTAACGACCTTCCTGTAAGTGCTCCAGGCTTTTAACATTGAAATCACTCGGTAAAACCACAGCAGGGCAGAGGGATTTATTTACAGCGTCCAGACTTAATGCAGCAACAGCCATATTTTGAATCTGAGAAATAGCGGCTCCGTCTAAATTAGACATACAAAGACTCCTGTTTAATTAAAAACATAAAAAGTAAATGGAATGATTTATTTAAAAAGTGGAAATTAATTAATAGCTTTTAATTTCCCGTCAATACTGCCGTCGATACCAAATAGCTGCCCCTGGTCTTCCGGCAGAATAGTGAGTTTCCCGCCTTTACCGACCCACATCGGTGTTTCGGTTGTATCCTCTTCCGATTTTTTACCGCGCTTAGTCGGTGTAACCATTTTCAGTTTGTGAGATATTTTCACGCGGTCTTCATCTGACTGAGTGAATTTAAAAATCACATGTACTTCACCAGTACCGCCGTTCTTATTGGTACCAAAAGCGACTTCATTCAGTGCAGCAGAAAGTTTGTTTTCAAACACACCGGCGTCTAACTCGGAGAGAAAGTCCGGTACACTGGTCATGCGGTTATTCTCGCTCATTGCGTTTTTCCTTTCGTTGTCTCTTCACACAAAGATAAGTCCACCAGCGGTCAGGCAAGGTATCTATCCGGCAGGACGATTTACGCCGGTGGACTTATGTTTGTAAAAAGTGGCGGCCGAGTGGTGGACTGCACCGTGTTATGTACGGCCGCTAATGATGCTGCATCGTTATTGTTATGGGGTCGTCTCTCTTCACAATATTCGGGCCCGGTTGTTTAACCACCTCGGGCGGCGGTGGTATCTTGGTGTTCTCACACAACCAAGAGAATAGTTTTTATGGCCGCTTTTGATCGCAATCTTCAACTTAAAATTCTGGAACTTGCAGTAGAGGAATATCCGGAGCAAATAAACTCAATACCTTTAGAGTTATCTTCTCTGGATGATAAAACTCTATTACAAAATATTGCTTACCTCAGAGATGAGGGGTTAATCCTGGGCGGAATCGAGGAATCATTTGATGGTATTGAACCAGCATTAGATCTCATTTCTGCCACGAATGATGCTGTTAATTTACTTAGTGATGAAGGCAGCATCTCCGCCTCTTTAAAAATTGTTACTGTAAAATTGCATGATGAAACTTTATCTGCACTGCGTGAGTTCATTGCCCAGAACGTTCCTGACCCAGAAGAAAGGAAAGGGTATTTGCAGCGCTTAAAAGAGCTTCCCGCTGACGCCACAAAACACATCGTGCTTCAACTATTGGGTAAGGGGCTGAATCAGATACCGGACGCAATTCAGTGGCTACAAACAGTGCTCCGTTCTTAACAAACTCGCTTTCTTCATGGTGTTTTTCAAACTTCACCCAACCGACAGTTTCATGTAACTCTAACCAAAAATCATCATGGGTATTGTCGGTTGACAGCGTTAATGCGTTCTTATGGAAAACCAAGGAGTAAATTCTTAGTTTCCGCGGATCGCTTGCAACATTGTCCACGTCTATCTCCCCACACTAATTGACACTCTTCACACAGTTATTCAGATATGCAGCCGTTACTGCGGTTGTACTGTTAAAGCACAGAAGTCTTCCCATCTGGCGATGTCTTCATCGAGGCGGGCCATAGTGCGCTCGTGGTCACGTATCTCTCTTTGGCGCTCAGCACGGAGTGATTGCAGTTTTTGAAGCGCCCGGGCTTTTTCAGTAATCCACGCTGCAACTTCGTCTGCTGACATGTTGTTGGTGGTGATGATTGGTTCGACTTGCATTTGGCTACCTCATTTTTTTACCTGAGGTAAATATAGCAATAGGTATTTAATATAGCAATAAGTATTTTATTTATTGGTGGGTAATTTAGTGTAACCAAATGAATTAAAACAGAAAAAATACAAAATAACGAAATTTAATACTCTATGCTATCACGAAGGGAGGCGGAATTTTCTTGCAATATAACGCTAGATGTTTAAAGTATATCTACATAACTGTATATTTATACAGTTATGTGATCCGGTGTTATATTCGAGAGGAATGGGACAATGGTGATGGTGCTAATGAGATGCGGAGTTGGTAAGTATGAAAAGGTTTTTACTGATGATAAGAAAGCCTCTGATTATCTTCTGAAGTCTCGGATAAGAAATACCACCACACCGAGGAATTCTGCGGCAGATAGGTCAACTAATGGAACGCGCGGATCGTCAACTGAGAGAAATCCATGCTCACCACCGTCAAGAAACTTATAAGCAGAAATATTCCCACCCACTTTTGCGATAACTAAATCACCTGTTCCTGGTGATATTTCGTAATCGGTTATAGCTATGCTTCCGGATGAGACATCAGAACAGCCTGTATTGCGGTTTATAATGTAGGCTCGGTATGAAGAAAGTGGCTTTCCGACAGGTGAGAGTACGAAATCTTCAGTTTTCCCTTTCTCGTTCCAAACAGGAATATTCAGTGACTTATCAATTTGATATGGCGACTCTTTATTCGGGCTGCTCATTTCTCCAACCCCGTTTGCAAGCCAGTCTATATTGACTGCAAGCGCATTCGCGATATCCACCAATTTCACCGATCCTTTGGCTTTTCCGTTCACCAATCGCCAGATAGTGGGCTGAGCGACGCCAGATGCCTCCGCTAAAGAAGCCTGAGTCATGTCACCTCGGATTTTCATAGCCTCTTTGAGGCGCTCTGCAAGTGTGCTTTTCATGTACGCGAATTTATAGCCATGAGTATTTAATTGCAAACACGAATTGCTATTGAATGAATTAATACTCATTGCTATTATTTCCTCGTAATTATACGAATGAGGTTAAACATGAAAAATAAAGCGATCCAAAAGGCAATCAGTATCGCTGGCGGACAACAGAAACTCGCCACGTTATGTGGTGTCAGCCAGCCGACAGTATGGCGTTGGCTTCATGGTGGCGGTATTGATGCCAGATTCGTGATGTTGATCGTTAAAGCTACTAACAATGAAGTCTCCCCTCTAGATATTCGCCCCGATTTAACCGACTTAATGGCGATGCATCGACCGCAGACAGAATAAGAATACATGGTGACCATGAAGGACATAACTACAACCCAATCTGAAAGTGAGTAGGCAATGAAAAACCAATCCCTGAAAGAAGTTGTAAGAGAGATGTGCAGTCTGGTCCCCGGCGGACGTGATGCAATGGCCGGTTCTCTTGGTTTGTCTCTGACGTCATTCAATAACCGGTTTTATGAGAAAAACGGCTGCCGGTTCTTTGATCACCATGACCTGATGGTGATGCAGGAAGTCTCCGGAACTGTGCTGTATGCCGAATATGTCGCGGCGGAATCCGGAATGCTGCTGGTGGACAGCCCGAAAAAAAGTGAAATCGGCCGTACTGACTTATACGAAAAGAGCGTCAGGGCATCCGTTATGCGAGGTGCAGTGGATTTGTGCATCAGTAAGGCTATTGAGGACGGAGAAATCACCACAGGAGAAGCGGATGCAATACGGACTGCACACTACAGAGATATGCAGGCCAGAACAGACGAGGTTGAATCCACGATTATTTTATTTACCCGGACTCAGAAAGGGTGAAGCCGGGAGTATACGGCTCCCGGCTTCGATCGCGCCATATCAATTGTGTGAAGAGATAAACGCATGAGCAGATTAACTCATTCAATACCGGAAAGGCAATTCAAATGCATTGTTACCGGCAGTGAACCACTTCGTTATGTGGAAAGCATACCGGGTGGCGGTACAGCCGACAACTACCGGAAAAAACCGGAAATGGTAGATCGGCAAAAGGTGGAGGACAGCTGGTCACAGTTTTATTACCGCAGCGGAGGTCAGGATGCCTGAAGAAACAGCTGACAATCTGAACCGGTATTACACCGATAAGCGGGGACGGAAAGTTCACGTTATCCGGTATGACCGGGAAAACAGCCGGGTGATTTTCATGCGTGACGGTTATGAGCACCCGTGCTTTGAACCGCTGAAAATCTTTCAGGCACGGTATACACGCTGTCCGGATGAGGTGAAACCATGAGCATGATTTTAACTGCACGGGCTTTGCAGATAAAAACAGGCAACCCGCTGCGAAAACTGGTACTGGTCAAACTGGCGGACAATGCCAACGACCAGGGGGAATCATGGCCGTCTGTGCCGTACATTGCTGAGCAGTGTGAAATATCTGAACGCTCAGTGCAGAACCACATCAATGCCCTGGTGAAAATGGGGCTGGTTCGTGTTGAGTCACGAAAA